GCGACTGTTGACTTACCGGGACCACAGGTTCCTGTTCTCAGTCATGGCCTCATAGAACCACAGGTTTCCTTCACCCGCACGTGGGGGTGAGGTAGGCTTCTACTGAAGGCACCGAGTGGGAGGCGAAGACGTCATGATGGCCAAGTTCCTGAACTGGTACGGCCGTGTGGCGCTGCTCGGCACGCCCACCAGCGACGGCCGCATCCTGACTGACCTATTCGACGACCGCCTGCCTGTACCGGTGTTCTGCAGGGCGCAGGTGGTTGGTCAGGTGACCCGTCTCAGAGTCTTCAGGTCCAGTTTCGGGACTCGGCCTGGAGCCGTGTGGGCGAACCTACGGCTCGAACTGGACATGCTGCAGGTCCGCCTAGAGCATCCGCTGTACCCCGAGATCGACATCGACGTGAATACGACGAGTTCATCGGTGCCGCACGACATCCGGGGTGCCCTGCTCGCTGTAACTCTTGGCAAGTTGCCGGCCTGGCCGGGTCTCAAGCCCGTCATCGAGGTGGAGCCATGACGTACGCGGAGTACACAAGCGTCAATGACCTGCTCGCCGAGTTCGACCCTGACCCGGAGCAGAGGAAGGTCAGGCTGGTCCTGGTCACCGGAAGCAGGACCTGGAACCGGCCGGCAGTCATCTGGGACCGGCTCGACGGTCTGCTCGCGGAGCACGGACCACAGGGTCGCTGTCTGATCATCATCAACGGCATGGCCAAGAAGGGTGTCGACCTGTTCGCCCACGTCTGGACCGGGGAGCAGCACCAGATCAACCCGATGGCCGTCAAGGAGTGGCCCTTTCCCATCTCGTCCGCCGACTGGGCCAAGTTCGGACGCAGCGCCGGGCACATGCGTAACGACGAGATGGCCCGGCTCGGTGCTGACTACTGCTTGGCCTGGGTCCAGCAGTGCCTCCAAGCCGACTGCAGACGCCCCGGGGTTCATGGGACCCACGGGGCGTCTGACTGTGTCGCACGAGCCCGGACCTACGGCGTGCCCAACATCGAGCTAGTCGAGTCGTGGACGGAGATAGCAGTCCCAGACCCGGACCTCCTTTAGGGTCTCGAAGTAGCCGGTCCAGGGCACGTAGTACTGGGTGCCGTTGTACTCGAACTCGAAGTCATGCTTCGGGACAGCCTCGGCGGCCCGAGCAAGACCCATGGCCCCCTCGAAGGACTTAGTCACCGTCAGGATGTGGAAGTACCCAGCCGAGGTCCCGAAGGTTGACCCGCTGGTGTAGTCAGCCACGACAACGAAGACTGTCTCTCCCTCCACGGCCTCGCAGTCGAACACCACCGGCATGTGTCCGCGCCCGTAGAAGGTGTAATCAGCGTCCGCCCCGGCCGTGGTAACTCGGGCCTCGACGCTGACGACGCGCCCGTCTTCGCAGCCGGCATCCCACCTGTCCGTGGGGTCAGGCTCCCTGACCCACCAGGTTTCTGTCTCGACGAACACCTCAATTGCCATGTTGCTAATTCTACACCCCCTCATTCAGGTGCAGAATTCAAAATTCGAGTAGGTATTCTTCTAATCAGATCTTGCCCTCTATGATCGGGGCATGATATGGGCCTCCTTGCTCCTTGTCACCCTGGCTGTCGCCAGGATTACGAGGCTAGTAACGACGGACCGCATCATGGTGCGCTTTCGCCGTTGGGTCGTGAATCGCTGGGGCGAGGAATCTGAAGCTGCCTATCTAGCTCATTGCCGGTGGTGCGCCAGTATCTGGATTGCGCTGCCGGCTGCTGTTGGTTGGGCAATGCTCACTCTTCCTCTCCATCTGTGGTGGCTGGCCGGGCCAGCCTGGTTGGCTATGTCCCACGTGACTGGCCTGCTGTCCAGACTGGAGGAGCAGGACTAGATGGCTTGGAAGAGGAGCAACAACGCGCTGGCGGTTGTCTCAGATACCCCAGCGCCCCCTCGTCGTTCCCTACTCGCCAGCGCCATGACAATGCGGATGGAGCAACAGTCCTACAACTCATGGCGCTTCAATGATGAAACGTGGCAGCGGGAGCTATGGCGCCTGTATGACATCGTCCCCGAGTTCGGCTTTGCCTCTAGGTGGGTGGGGCACTGCTGCTCGCGCGTCCGCATTTACGTAGCAAAGGTTGACGACCTCGGCCGGGTTCAGGGAGAAGCTAAACAAGCCAAGATCACAGCCCTGAGCGATTCCCTTTTCGGTGGTCCAGCCGCCAAGGCTGAGGCGCTACGGAACATGGGCATCGACCTGACCGTGGCTGGCGAGTGCTACATCGTCGGTCGCCCCGGCGACGACGACGACCAGGACGAGTGGTACGTCCTGTCTTCATCGGAGATGCGACGAATTCGCGGGGCCAACGGGGAGTGGAACTGGGGCTGGTGTGGACCTGGGCAGCCCATGAAGATCGACCTCACCCGGAACTTAGTCACCCGGGTCTGGACCCCGCACCCTCAGCGGGTCTGGTGCGCCGACTCTCCCTCCAGGTCCTGTCAGCCCACGCTGCGGCTGCTGGAGCAGTTGAACAAGTACATCTTCTCGCAGATCGATTCCCGTCTTGTTGGTGCCGGTCTGTTGATCATGCCCAACAACGTGGACCTGCCCGACGACCCGAACCTCAGTGCCGGCGAGTCCCTGATGCAGCGGATGGCCACCGCTGGTGCTGCCAGCCTGCGAGGCGAAGGGTCAGCCCTGGGCGTTCTCCCCATGATCATCGAGTCGGAGAACGCCGAAGGCTGGAAGCTGCTCAGCTTCGAGTCCGAGCTTTCGAAGCAGGCCATCGAGCTTCGTAAAGAGGCCGTCGAGCGCCTGGGCGTCGGCATGGACATGCCTCCCGAGGTCCTCACTGGACTAGGCGACGCCAACCACTGGCAGGGCTACCTCGTCGATGGCCAAGGCATCAAGGTTCACATCGAACCGTTGATGACAAGGATCTGCGACGCCCTCACCAAGGCCTACCTGAAGCCCGCCCTCAAGCTCATGGGCGAGGATCCGAAGCGCTACACCTACGCCTACGACACCAGCCCCCTGGTCGTGCGACCCCAGCGACTGCAGGACGCGCTGAACCTGTATGAGAAGAAAGCCATCAGTCTGCAGGCCCTGCGCGAGGCGGCGTACTTCAAGGAGTCCGACGCCCAGAGCGAGGAGGAGAGCGCTGGACTGCTGACCCAAGAGATCCTGCTCCGCGATCCTCAGCTATTCCAGAACGCGGCCGTCCGCCATGCCGCTGGAATCCCCGAGAGCGTCATTCCACAGACCTCAATGGTTGCCCCCACGGCCCAGAGCATCAGCATGGGACCCGGAGGGGCTATTGGTGGTGGCGGAGGATCTGGCCCCCCACCTCCGCCACCACCGCCCACCGGAATCATGGACGAGGGTCCCCAGCCCATCCCCCAGACGCCGATGAACCCGGCCACCCGCGAGTCGCCCGACATGGGTCCCCCACCGAACGGCCTCGCAGCCTCCGCCTGGACTACGCAAGAGATGGGCGTCGTTGTCCTGGCCGAGGCAACGGTGCGTCGGGGACTGGAGCTAGCCGGCAAGCGGTTGCTCACCAACCAGAACCGACACCGGTTCCCCGATGTACCCCACATGGAACTGCATACCCGTATCACGGTGCAGGACCAGGCGCACGCCAACCGACTTCTCCTCGGCGCCTGGAGCCAGTTGGACGCCATGACCAAGTTCGTGGCCGACGACTTCGACACCGCGCGCCTGCAGCAGAGCCTGACCAAGTACTGCTCCACCCTGCTCGTTCGAGGCATTGCCCACGACCCGCCGAGCCTGCTGGCGGCGCTCCAGCGGGATGGCGTCGTCCATGCCAAGTAAGGGGGCTGAGGAGTCGGTGTTCCAGGCTGCGTCTACGGGACTGAAGCGGTGGCTCAACCGTGCCCGTGATGCTGTCATGGCCCCGTTCCGCCAGTTCAAGGCGCAACCGAATCCGCAAGGCATCACTGCCACCGTCCCGGTATGGCAGGCGCAGGTGGACCGGATCATCGCTGCCTTGACCCCGGCGCTGCAGGAGGGCTGGGCCGGTGCCCATCTTCCTGGCGACTATGACCCGCGTGACCCGTACATCCAGGCCAATCTCGCGTTGACGTACAACCTGCTGGTTCGGATCCCGGACGAGGTCCACGCCAAGGTGGTGGCCCAGATCCTTGAGGGCACCAACGCCGGAGAGACCGTCGACCAGATCGCTCACCGGGTCGAGCAGGTCCTGACTTACACCGGCAGCGAGAACTGGGATGGACGGGCCAGGCTCATCGCCCAGACGGAGACGACTCGTCATGCTGCCAGTTCCATGCTGGCCCATGCCCTGCTGGTCGCGAAGCAGGACAAGCGCTCACTGGAGAAGCGCTGGGACACGATCATGGATGACCGCGAACGCGATGCTCACCGCCACGTGAATGGTCAGACAGTTCCCCTTAGTCAGCCATTCCTCGTCGAAGGTTTCCCGATGATGCACCCAGGCGACCCCAAGGCTCCGCCGAACCTCGTATGCGGCTGCCGCTGCTCCCTACATATCCAGGAGGTGGCCTGATGGCTATTCGCTGGAAAGGCCTCATTGCGCCCACCGAAGTGCCCACCGGCGACGGGCGCATGTTCGCGTCCGGGAAAATGACCCATCGCCCTACGCCGATGCCGATGATGGTGCGTTTTGGTTCTGGTGGTCATGACGGTGCCACGGTCGTGGGCAAGGTTAACCGGGTGTTCGACGGTCCCGGCGGTTACTGGGGCGAGGGTGAGTTCCTGGACCCGGCCATGGTGCCCGAGGTGCCGAAGGCCATCTACATGCTGAAGGAGAAGGTCATGGGTCCCTCGGTGGACCTGGACCGCGACTTCACAGTGGAGGCCGTCAAGCACCCCTCCCGTCCGGACAAGCGGGCCGGCCTGTTCAAGGAGTACAACGTCATCGGCGTGACCCTGGTGCCGATGCCAGCCTTCTATCAGGTTCACATGTCCATCGAAACTGATCCTGAGCCCACCCGTCATCTCGAACTGAAGGTGGACTCGGACGCCGACAAGACGCTCCTGGCCTCGCTGGGTATCGACGCCTATGACTGGCCGTACTTCGACGTCAACGCCGAAAGCTGGAAGGAGTGGCCGCTGGCTCCTCGGGACTACAAGTACGACGCTGACGACGCCGTCAAGAGGATCGCCTACTGGGCCGGCATCGGGTCCGAGAACCCGAGCATTGACCGTTATTCATCAGCGTTCCTCTGGCGCAACGGCAGCCAGACTGGTGACAGTCTGGCTCAGGATTCTTTCCGTCTGCCGCTATGCGACATCATCAACGACGAGCCCCATTTGATCTACCACGCTGTCTACTCTGCAGCGGCGCTTCTTTCTGGGGCACATGGGGGTCTGCCCAACATCCCGCATGAAGACCAACAGAACATGATCCCCGTGATCAATGAACTGTATTCTGTGATGGCCCAGGCCTTCGGCGACTCCAATTTGGTGTCGCCGTTCATGGAAAAAGTACGCCAGCAGCAGCAAGCGTCAATGAGCCCAGAAGAGGATTGTGGGTGCGAGGACATGCCAACGCCGAATGTGACGATCAACATCGGAGACGGGGTGTCTCAGTTCCCCGCCACGACCGCCAGCACCGCCGGCAACGTCAGCATGACCGTCGGCGCTGCCGATGAGTTTGCTGCCGACAAGACCCCCTACGGCAACGTCAAGTACGCCGATCCTGGCTACCAGGATGACGGCATCAAGCGGTACCCGCTTGACTCTGAGGAGCACTGCCGGGCGGCATGGAGCTACATCAACATGCCGAAGAACGCGGCTCGGTACTCCCCGGAGGAACTAGCCAAGATCAAGGGACGGATCCAGGAGGCGCTGAAGAAGTATGGCGTCCAGGTCTCTCAGGAGGAGTCTTCGCAGGGGCAAATGGCAGCAGGCGTGGAGGATGTTGACCAAGACGCCGTTCTGGCTTCCGTCGCCCCGCTGGCACCGCCGACCGCGTGGTTTGAAAACCCGAGGCTCAAGGCACCGACTCGGTTGACCATCGACGACGATGGCCACATCTTCGGGCACCTGGCCCAGTGGAAGGTCTGCCACGTCGGCATCGGCAAGTCCTGCGTCATGGCCCCGAAGAGTCGCACCCACTACGGCCTGTTCAAGGTCGGGACCCTCCGGACCGAGGATGGGTCCTCGGTGGACATTGGCAAGATCACCCTGGGTACCGGACACGCAGATGCCACCTGGGGCGTCATGCCCAGCCGCGAGCACTACGACAACACCGGCTGGGCTGCCGCTGTAGTCAACATCGGCGAGGACCAGCACGGCATCTGGATCAACGGCTCCCTCACCACCACCATGACCCCAGAGCGGGTGGCCGAGCTTCGCGCCTCCGCCCTGTCCGGTGACTGGCGCTACGTGAACGGGAACCTCGAACTGGTCGCTGCCCTGGCCGTCAACAACCCAGGCTTCCCCATCTACCGGGAGCAGAGCGGCCACGCCTTCAGCCTCATGGCCGTGGGTGTCATCGGCCAGGAGCAGGAGGACGACGTGAGCACCGAATTCAGCATGGAGAACGAGGACGAGTTCGAGGACCTGGAAGTCGACGAGACGGCCGAGGGCACCGACACGGAGCTAGCCGCTCGCATCGAGCGTCTGGCCCAGATCGAGCAAGACCTGGAGGAGCACAACCGGGAACGGCGGATGGCCCAGCTAGCCGCCATTGACCAGCAGCGCGAAGCTCTGGCTGATAACGGTCGCCCCGTCCCCGCTGGTGCTGTTTCCCCCACCAGCGAGGACGACGCCATCTTCATCCAGTACAACGCGAGGTACCAGGCTCTAGCTGAGGAGTAGTGGCCACATGGCCATTGACGTGGACCTGCGGTCATGGGACTTCGTTCCAGCCGATGACGACTGGGGCGACATCTTCGCCATTGACCTGGGCCGGTGGCGCCCGGAGCTTCACCCTCGCGACAGCCATGGTCGGTTCCGCAACTCCTGGAGGCTTCCAGATGCGGCGATGGCTCAGGTGGAGAGGCTCCTGCGCGGCTTCAACCCGCCCCCGCTCAGGTCGGATGCCCATGCAGCCAGCTACCTCAAGGGGCAGCGGGGTCCACGTAGCAAGAAGCAGCAGGAGGCTCTGGACTACTTCCTGAGCCGTGCTGGCAACGAAGACATCCAGTCCACGCTGAGGGGCGGCTACGACCCCAGGCGCCCGGAGCCGCAGTCTGCTCGTATCTCCGAACTCGACGCGATGATGCGTCCCCTGGAGCATGACCTGATCCTGAGTCGGGTTCTAGGGCCAGACGCCTTTGGCCTACCACCCGAGCGACTGGGTGAGGTTGAGGAATGGACCGGGCGCCGGGTCAACGACAAGGGCTTCTCGCCCATGAACGCGGGTACTGCGTACCCCGTCGGCGGTCCCCACATCGAGATGAGGGTTCTGGTCCCCAAGGGCACCAGGGCCATTGTCGTCGGCAGTGGCAATCCCAACGATCCCAACGGACGCACGGTCATCCTGGACCGTGAGCAGCCCCTGCGTATCGGCAAAGTGGAGAAGGACGGCAAGGGCGGCTTCTACGCCCTCGCCACTGTGGCACCTACTCGGGGAGCCAAGGGCGAGCAGGCAACCACAGGTCTGGGTAAGGACCTGCCCGCTGCCCAGCGGTCCCCAGCTATTGCGGCAACGCCAGACGAGTTCCAGCGTCGTGGCCTGGAGCCCGAGGCTCCGCCTGGACCGCAGGAGCAGCCGGATCGGTTTGGACCAGCTACCCCGGCTGGTCCTGCACCAGTCGCAAAGGCGGCACCGGCAGCAGCACCACCCGCTCCTACTCCTGCACCCCAAGGTCCCCCGCTAGAGCAGGTGCCTCCGGCCACGGCCATTCGTGAGGCCAAGGGCCGGGTGCCCACGGGTGCCGGCAGGGTCACCGACGAGTCCAGCCTCAACGCTCCTGAGGCACAGGCGCCAGCACCCAGGAAGCGTGGAGGCCAGCAGGTCATCCCTGAAGAGGAGGCTCGTCTTCGGGACAGGCAGCAACGCCTGGACGCGCAAGCGAAAGAACAGGACGCCCGAGAAAAGAGGCTTCAGGCAGCCACAGAGCAGCTTCTCCTCAGCCGCGAGCGCGAGATCCAGCGCAAGGATGCGGAGATCCAGCGTCTGCAGGCTCAGCGAGAAGCAGACAATGCTGGCCGCACCATCCGGGCCGACGAGGGCACCCAGGCCCGCCTGGAGCGCACCGACAGGCAACGTAGCGACGCTGTTCTTAGGGCCGACGAGAGGAACCGCCAGGCTCCTGGTTGGCCAGCCAATGGCGAGGACACTCGCATCGCCGAGCATGCCAACCAGATCAGGCGCGAGCGCGGCCAGCCCGAGCTAGACATCCCGGCGGATGCTCCTCCGGCAACTCCTATGACGGGAGAGATTCCGGCACCGGTCAAGCGGGCCCGGAAGGTGGCCGCTAAGGCTGCTCCTGAGGGAGCGCCAGCGGCTGCCCCAGCTAAGCGGGTCCGTAAGGCTGCGAAGGCAGCACCTGAAGCAGCGCCAGGCGCTCCTGAGGCAGCACCAGAGGCCCCGGCTAAGCGGGTTCGCAAGGTGGCCCAGAAGGCTGCCCCCGAAGCAGCACCTGAGGCTGCTGCACCAGAAGCACCTCCGGTTAAGCGGGTTCGTAAGGCTGCCGCCAAGGCCGTTCCTGAAGCTGCCCCCGAGGTTGCACCTGCAGCACCTCCTGTCAAGAAGGCAGCACGAGCAGCCAAGGCTGCCGCTCCCGAAGCCGCCGTTCCCGAAGGAGAGAAGGACCTCAGGGGCATCTCCTACGAGGATGCCCTGAAGCTTCCGCCCGAGCAGTGGCAGCAGCGTCTGCGTCAGATCCAGGACGACCTGAAGTTCATGAAGGAGGCGCGTAAGGCCGCACCGGAGGGTGCTCCTGAGGCACCTCCCGTCAAGAAGGCAGCCCGGGTTGTCAAGAAGGCTGCCCCCGAAGCTGCCCCCGAGGCTCCTGTCAAGAAGGCGACCAGGGGCGCCAAGAAGGCTGCCCCTGAGGCTGCCCCCGAGGCCCCAGCCAAGAAGGCTCCCGCTAAGCGGGTGGCGAAGAAGGCTGCGCCTGAAGCAGTCAAGGCTGTTCCGGAGAAGAAGGTCTACCCGGAGCGCCAGCCGAAGACCATGAAAGAACTGCAGGACATGTCGGATGACGAGATCATCCGTTATGCCGACAGTCTTGAAGGTCCGGCCCAGAACTCCGCCGAAGTCGTCGCCAAGCGCATGGCGCAGGCAGCGCGCATCCGTAAGGAAGAAGGCGCACCTCCAGGGGAGACCATCGCGGAGCGGGTTAAGCGCCAGGCGCGACCTTCCCCGGAGGCTAAGCCCCGACCTCAGGGTCCCGCGAAGTCTGTTGAGCAGATTCGGGCAGAGAACGAGGCATCAAAGGCAGAGACCCGTCGCCTGGAGGAAAAGGCTTTCCCGGAGCGCAAGCGCCCAGTAGCCAAGAAGCGTGGCCCCGGGAAGTCTGCCGAGCAGATCCGGGCGGAGAACGAAGCATCAAAGGCTGAGACGGCGCGTCTGGCCAAGAAGCTCCCGGCCAAAACGCCGATGACCCAGGCGGAGCGGGAGGCAAAGGAGAAGCTTCCTTCTCCAACTGCCAAGAAGGCAGCGAACAAGCTCGTCAAGCTTCGGGCCGAGGCGTTCGACAAGAACGTCCCCAACGTTCCCGGAGAAGACGGCATTGCCCTTCGCCGTGCCCAGAAGCAACTAGCTGAGGGTCGGGCCGTCTCCGAGGTCAAGCAGGACCTCAACGACAGGGCCGAGTTCCTTCGCCGTGCGGCTGAGATCGAGCGCGAGGATCCCAATGACCTGACTGGACGTCGGGCCATTCACCTGGACCAACTAGCAGACACCTACGAACGTGCTGCCGACATGGCCGGCAAGCGCGGTCCCAACCCTGACCGGCTGACCCCCGGCGACAAGGTTGAGCGCACCAACAAGGACAAGTCGATCACCAAGGGAACTGTCGCCAAGCGGGGACGGCTGACCTACATCGACTGGGAGGATGGCGAGAGCCAGCGTGTCCTGCCCTCCCGTCCTGGCCGTGGCATCAAGAAGGTCGGCGGGGCAGAGCCTGGTGTCGAAGCACCCAAGGCCGCGAAGCCAGCCACCCTGGTCGAACTGCGCAAGGAGGCCGGCACCCTCAACGTTCCTGGCCGTTCCCGCATGGACCGGCCCCAGCTTGAGGAAGCTCTGGCTGCTCGGCGCAAGAAGGAAGGCGAAAGCGACGAGGAGCACGCCGCCCGGCTCGCGAAGCTGAACGAGCGGCCCACGGTTACCCGGGCTGCGCCAAGGAAGGTGGCCAAGGCGCGGGAGGCCGCCCCAGAAGCAGCGCCAGAGGCTCCAGCGGCGACCAAGAAGGCAGCAGCTAAGAAGACTGCCAAGCCCTCGATCGAGGATCACGCAGCTAACGCCCTCCTGGAAGCAATGCCACCCGAGGCCAGGAAAGCGATCCTGGACTCGATGACGCCCGACGAGCGGGCCCAGGTCGAGGAGGCAGTTCAGCGGGTCAAGGGTGCTGCTGCTCGTCCCACCGTCAAGCGGGCTGTCGCCAAGAAGGCTGTTACCAAGCTGGCTGATCTGACGCCGGACCAGCGTCGCCAGTACACGGACCTGTCGCCAGGGGAGCAGAACTCGTACCGGGCGTTCCTGCGCAACGGTCGCAGCCACAACGACGCTCTTGAGGCTGCCCGCGAAAGCGTCAACGCCAGGACGACCCGTGCTGCCGAAAAGGCCAACGCTGAGGCTGAGGGTCGGCCGGTTAAGCGGGCTGCGAGGAAGGTGGCACGTGCTGCCGAGAGGCCGACTACTTCACCACTTCCGGCCCACAAGCAGACACCCAAGGCTGCCGAGAAGAGCGTTGCCAAGCTCGTGCCTCACGGCACCGACGGTGGCAGCATCCCGAACAAGCGGGCACCAAAGGCCACTGGCGTCCAGGCACCGACCAAGGCAGCCAAGGTTGCTCGGCCCAGGGTTAGGCGGGCTGCACCAGCCAAGATCGCTGAGGCGCCACCGGCTCCTGAGACGCTGCAGAGCAACTCCAAGGCGGACTACCTCCCTGGTGGTGCCAAGCACATCGACCTGAAGCCGTTGACCGAGGGCCTGGACTTTGAGGCGGGACCAGGGGCGAAGAAGGGCGGCGGCGCTGTAACGGTTGATGAACTAGCCGTAGTTCCTGACCACCGCGACGTCATCAGCCGTGCCCAGCAGGAACTGAACGATGGCAAGTCGCCTGCCAGTGTGGCCCGGGACCTCAGGGGAACCGCCCAGTCCCTACGTAACGTGGCCGCTATTCGCTACGGCGGATGGGGCGACAAGGAGGTCACTCCGGGCATCCCGAGGTCCCCGGAGATTCTGGCTGAAAAGAAGAAGAACTGGACTAACTGGTTCAAGCGGGCGAAGCAGTTCGATGACCTAGCAGCCAGACTGGAGGCCACTAAGCGTCCACGGGTCGCTCGCAAGGCTGCCGTCGCCAAGGCTGTCCCAGAGGTCTCTGCCCCCGAGCGTCCAACCGTCACCCGTGCCGCCAGGAAGGTTGCCAAGGCAGCACCAGAAGCTCCAGCCCGGCTGCAGCGCAGTCCACGCCTGACCCCCGAGCAGCAGAACGACATCGCGGACCTGAGGCCTATCGACAAGGCCCGGTACCGGAGCCTGCGTCGGGACCGACTGTCCCACGACGACGCCTTGGCGCAGACCAAGCGTGAGCGCCAGTCGGCTGACCTCGGTGCGGCTGCGCGCCAGGAAGAGGACGCTACCGCCAAGCTCCGGGCCCGTGAGGCACTTGATCGGCAGCGGGCCGAGCGCAAGATTGCGGGACAGAAACAGCGGGAGGCCATCGACGCCGAGAACCGCAAGGACCTCGCTCCGATCCTCGACGAGGCCGGCGTCAAGTACGACGACCTGTCCGAGATGCAGCGGGCCAAGGTCGACGTACTCAAGGCCCGGGTGGAGAAGAAGACCCTCAGCAAGAAGCGCGCCGCCGAGATGCTGCGCGCGGACGGCGACGACCGCATGGCGGCTATCGCCAGGATCATCGAGCGTCCCGCACCACGCAAGGTTGCGGCAAGGAAGGTAGCCAAGGCCGCACCTGAGGCGCCAGCCAAGGCTGTGCCAGCCAAGAAGGTGACCAAAGCTGCCGCCCGACCCAAGCCTCGTCTCACCTTCGACGAGAAGGGCAACCCGGTCGTCCACCTGGGCATGACCGAGGACGAAGTCAACGGGTTGACGCCTGCGCAGCTTGACGACGTTGCCCGAGCCGCCGGGGTTGAGCCGCCTAAGGGTAAGGACAACCAGGCAAAGATCCTGGACATCGTTCGCCAGATGGCGAAGAAGCGGCTTGGTGAAGCTGCACCGAAGGCGGTGCGTAAGGCAGCACCTAAGGTTGTGCCAGCTAAGGCTGCGCCTGAAGGCAACGTCCAGGAGCAACTGCGTCAGAAGGAGGCGAAGCGCCTACGGGCCGAGATCAAGGACGCAATCCGAAGCCGCAGTAATGTCAAGCGCCGTCAACTGCAGGACCGTCTCCAGGGTGTCGAGAACGCAGGACACGCTGAGGACATTGCGCCGGAGGAGATGACTCCTGACGGCAAGCGGGCCTGGGCCGACTCCTACCGGCAGAGCATCCGGGACGGCTTCGGGGACGAAGTTGCCCAGCGCGAAGCCAACATCGATGCTTTCAAAGCTGCCCAAGCCGCCAGGGCTGGTGCCCCCGAGACACCAGCAGCACCGGCTAAGAAGGCCGCTCGCAAGGTAGCCAAGGCTGCACCAGAAGCTGCCCCTGAGGCTGCGCCGGTCAAGCTGACCCCTGCCCAGTTCCAGGCGCTGAAGAGGCTTGACTCGAACACACCGCATGCGCTGTCACGTAAGGATCTTCAGGAAAGACTGACCGCCGCAGGCGTTGTTGAGTATCGCGACGGCAGGTGGCACATCACTCCTGTGGGGCGCGATGTCCTGGCTCGGGAGAACAAGCGCCCCACGGTCAAGAGGGCTGTTGCCAAGGCTGCTCCCGAAGCAGCACCGGAAGCACCCCCAGCCAAACGCGCCGCCAAGAAGGTTGCTAAGGCTGCACCGGAGGGTCCCAGCACTGAGGCTCGCCTCCGGGAGCAGATCCAGCAGCGCGAAGCACAGCAGATGATCATGGAGCGGGAGCAGTCCAACATCCGCATCCAGAACGCGGTGAAGCACTCCAGGCGCGGTGGACTTCCCGTTGGGGACAGGGGATTCAAGCCGTACCAGGACCTCAGAGAAGGTGATATCGAGCGGCTGTCGCCATCCGAGATTCAGTCGATGACCGATGATCTCGTCGAGCGCCGAGATGCAACTTCCAGCATCAGGCACAAGCGCATGGCCGTAAGGGCACTAGATCGACTCCACGGTGGACACTGGGAGCCACCAGGTGAAGCACCAGCACCCACCAAGGCTACTAAGAAGGTTGCCAAGGCAGCACCTGAAGCAACACCAGAGGTGCCTAAGGCACCGCCCGCACCTCCAGTCAAGCGCGTCATCCGGGAGCGCAAGCCCACGCCGGTTGGCCAGGAGTCCCCGCTCACAAGCAAGCTCAGGGGATTTGGCGGCGACCAGGCCAAGATCCAGGCCGAGTTGGACAAGGACGAGAACGGCCTGGACGCCCTGCGTGAAGTTGCTCAGGACCTTGGCCTGGACTACGTGCAACCCAAACCTGACCTCAAGCGCTCGATCCTGGAAGCTGTCTCCGGCAGGAAGCGTGCCCCGAGGAAGGTAGCCAGGGCGCCGAAGACTTCGCCCCTGCCGGCCCATGAGCCTGCCGCACCGGCCAAGGCAGCCAGGGCTGCCCCCAACGTCCCGGAGAACATGAAGGACCGGGTCCGCCCTGGTGGCATGATCGCCCTCGCCCACATCCAAAAGGGCGACCGGGTCATGGTTGGGAAAAACAGCACCGGGACCTGGGGTCCAAGCAGGAGGATCACCGATACACCGATCACGGTCGACCGCCAGGAGATCGTCCCTGTACGCAACCGCCGAGGCGGGGTGGATAACCGCCGGGTCCTGTTTGGTCATGATGATCAGGGCAACGAGATTCGCGTTGGTGGCGACACCGGCCACAGCGGCACCGTGGCTTTCCGTGCTGCTCGACCCGAAGGCGCCAAGGTGGCTAAGGCCGCTAAGGCTGCACCTGACGTGACGGGGCGGCGTGCTGCCGCGCTGAAAAAGGCACTGAAGCCAGTCCATGACAATGCACATGGCCAGGACTCGTCCATCAACAACTACGACGAGCGCGTTGCGGAAGGACAGGCTCCCGCAACGACGATCCGGCATATGCGCAACCGGGCCGATGCCTACGACGAAGCCGTTAAGGGATCCACTGTCAACGGAGGCAGGGGTACCCGCGCCTACGGCTACGACATGACCAACCCGGACGAGGTCAAGCGGCTCCAGGAACAGGCAGTCAGGCTACGCAAGGCCGCCGACGATTTTGAGGCCGAGAACAAGACCATCCGTCCCAGCAAGGTTGCTAAGGCCGTCCCTGAAGCAGCACCTGCACGGCCCAAGGTCACCCGCGCTGCCGCCAAGAAGGTCACTGCGCCAGAGGCTCCAAGCACAGAGGCTCTAAGCCCAGGAGCCGAGGAGAGGCTTCGCAGGCTTGGCACCAAGAGCGACTGGATCACGGAAACTGGAATCAAGCGGGCCGAGACCGACGAACTGATCCGTCAGGGTCTTGTCGAACGTCGCGCTGGTCACACCAGCCTCTTCAAGCGAGTGACACCCGGCATCCGTGTAACGCCCAAGGGTCGGCAGCATCTTAAGTCACTTGAGGCGCCTGAGGCCCCGGCCCCAGCGAACGTTGCACCAGCCGTCAAGCGAGTAGTTAAGAAGGCCGTTCCTGAAGCTGCTCCTGAGACTCCTGCACCTCGGGCACCGAGGAAGGTGGCTGCCCCTCGACCACGGGCCAGCGCCGAGGCACTTCGCGAGAAGGTTGGCCAAAATCGGGCTGACCTAGAAGGCCGGCTGAGCGCTGACCAGAAGAAGGAGCTTGACGGTCTCAGCCCTCGGCAGCGGGCCCGCTACTGGGTTCGGCGCGTCGAATCTGGCGACGACCACAACTCGGCCCTATCGAAGGCTACTGGTGGTGCAGCACCTGCAGCAGCACGTCCCGTCGTTAAGCGGGCCACTGCCCCTCGGAAGGTAGCCACCAAGGCTGCTGCTCCCGAGGCTCCGGCCAAGCGCATGACGCGCGAGCAACTGATGCAGGAGATCAACCGGCGCCGGGACGCTGGTGAGGACCTTCACGGCTACGACCAGACCTTCACCCGGGACGAACTGGAGCGAGTCCTCAAGGGTGAGAGCGTCGAGCTTCGTGGGTCCCAGCGGCGCAAGGCAGCCAAGGCCCGTGCTGTTGAGCGTGCGGCTGAGGTGGCTGCGGCTCCGGTCACCCCGAGGAAGCGACCAGCCTCTGGTCGGGAGATCATCGACCAGCTTCAGGCTGCTAAGACCGATGAGGAAGCGGCCAGGATCGTACGGCCGATCCGGTCGCGTCAGCGCCTGGACGATGCCCTGCGCACCGTTGGCTCACCGCCCAGCACCGAAAAGGAGGGGCTGGCGGGAGGCAAGGCCCGGCTGCTGGAGAGCATGCGTCCTGGCGTGTCGGCCCCTGAGCGTCCGGTCGTCAAGCGGGCAGTCAAGAAGGTTGTCCCCGAAGGTGCTCCTGAAGCACCGGCTGCGCGCAAGGTCGCCAAGGCTGCTGCAACGAGTGGCGGCTACAGGGCTGTCACCCAGACCGGACTGCCACGGCGCAAGAGCAACGACCTCAAGGCCAAGGAATGGGGCGCCTTCAAGGGCTACAAGCTTGAGGCTGATGGCTCGCTCTCTAAGGACGGCAAGAAGTCCAGGCTGAAGGGCTGGGACGGGCTGTATCAGTACCACGGCAAGGAGATCGAGGACTGGCACAAGAACAACGTCATCGACGACCGCGAAACCATCGGCCTGAGTGAGGGTCTTCGTCCGGCTGAGGCTCAGGAGTGGGCCAGGGGCGACGAGTCGCTCACGAACCTGCGCAAGCGCCTAAGGGAGCGCCAGGCCAGCAAGACTGCCCGTGTCGCCAAGAAGGCCACCCCTGAGGCTGCACCAGAGCGTCCGGTCGTGAAGCGTGCTGCACCCAGGAAGGTGGCGGCCAAGGCTGCACCTGAGGCGGTGCCTCAGGCTGAGGCGGCAGCAAGGTCCAAGGGTGAGGTCTTCGACAAGGCCAGAAGCGACGCCCACATCGTCGCGACGCTTGACCAGGCCATCGCCAATGAAGGTAGCGACCGGTCGATCCTGCACAGCATCGACAACGCCACCAAGGCGATCCCCATGGCGGGGACGCGCGGCATCTCGACCAAGGATCGGGACGCGCTGAAGAGGGCCTTCGACACGAAGGGTCGCGAAGGTCTCAAGAGAGCACTGGCTAACTACGAGCGTCGGCACGGGCTGACCAGGATCGGCAACACCGGTGAAGTGGTTCCATTCGACCCTGAGCGTCACCGTGTCTCTGGCAACCTGCACGCCAAGCCTGGCGAGCCTGTCCTGGTTCTATCGCCAGGACATGAGATACACGCCCCTGGCGACGAGAAGCCAGGGGTTGCCAACTACGCCAGGGTTATGCCGGCCAGCAAGACGCGCAAAGCGGCTAAGGCAGTAACACCCGAGGCTCCGGCCAAGGCCGCTCGCCCTCGTGTCACTCGTGCCAAGAAGGCCGTACCTGGGACTTCTCCGCTTCAGGCGCATGAGGCCACTCCTGAGGTCACCGACATCACTGAGGTGCCTCACCCGCCCAAGGCTCCTCGTAAGGTAGCCAAGCGAATCCCTGCCGCCATCAAGGCTGAGCCAGTGCCTGAGGGCGCTGACCCTGATGCGTACTACCGGGCACGGGCAAAGGGCTCCTCGGTGAAGGTTGCCACCGGCTGGGCCAGGGGAATCGCGAAGACCAGGGAGAACCTCGCACAGCAGCGTGAGGCAGAACGAGAAGCCAAGGCAGCCAAGATCGTCAAGAAGACCCCTCCCCGGGTCTATGGCGAAGAGCCTGCCTTCTACCCGAGGAAGGTTGCTGAGTCTCCCAAAACCGCTGAGGCTCCCAAGAAGGCCGAACGTCCCACCGTCAGGCGTGTGGCCAAAAAGGTTGCGGCTGCCCTCGCGAGGCCTTTCACCAAGCGTCAAACAACCGAGAAGGTTCAACAGCCAGAAGCTCACAAGCCTGTTGCTCCAAAGCTGTTCCGTGACACCTTGACTCCAGCGCAGCTTCGTGACTGGGAGTCGCTGGGAAGCAGGGAAGAAAGGGCCCAGTACCAGCGGCTGACCAAGCAGGGAATGAGCCACGAGGCGGCCATGGAGGCTGCCCCGAGGATCGTTCGCGAGGCGCACGCCAGGGGTCTCGAACAAGAGAAAGCTAGGAGAAGGCCCCGCAAGGTTGCCCAGAAGGCTGTACCTGAAGCGGGAGCACCGGAGCGTCCGAAGGTCACCCGTGCCGGCACCAAGGTGGAGTCGGCCGACGACGTCATCGCCAACCGGGGCACCATTGTCCGTCCGTCAGAGCACCCCGGCTGGGACATCGTCCAGCACGACGGCAACAAGCGCTGGTACATCCTCGACCCCGAGGGCAAGCTGCACAAGGACGGCCGGATTTCAAGCTCGTCCAGCTTGGAGAACGCCCAGAAGCGGCTGGCCCGGGTAGCTGGTCCACCCAAGGCTGCACCCGCCAAGCGGGTAGCCAGGAAGGCTGCCCCTGAGGCACCGTCCAAGCCTGAGGAAGCTGGACCGTCCATCGCGCAGTTGGCCAAGGAAGCCGGCTTCAAGGGCGATGCAGCAGGCATCGTCCCCAGTCGTCAACTTGACCTTGACCAGGGCATGAGCCGCCCCGACGTGGCCAAGAAGATCCGCCGGGACGCCACCAACTTGGAGAAGTCCCCGCTTGACCAAGGGTCCACGGATCCCTCCATCAACCGGGCCGCTCGTGAGGAGCGGGCCGACTTCGTCCGTCGGCTACGGGATCTGGCTGACCGAGTCGAGGACAAGAAGGCTGCTCCCGAGCGCCCAGCGGTGAAGCGGGCAGCCAAGAAGGCTGTCCCAGAGGCTCCGGCCAAGGCGACGAGGGCACCCAGGAAGGTGGCCGCCAAGGCAACACCAGAAGCAGTCGCCCCTGAGCGTCCGGTGGTTAAGCGGGCAGCACCTCGGAAGGTGGCTGCACCTGAGTCCAAGGAACTGAAGCCCCTCGCCAACGGCACCCGCCGCAAGAGCATGACCAACGTCCAGGAAGGGGACGTTGTTCGTGGCGCCAGCGGTGCCCGGGGTGGTTCCGAGGTTCCTCGTCGGGTTACGAAGGTTGAACGTGACGGCAACAGCATCACGATCACCAGGGACGACGGCAGCACCCTGAAGGGCAACTCGAACACGGCCGTGTGGCTGGGCGAAGCACCTAAGGCGGAAGCTCCAGCGGCTAAGCGGGCCGTCAAGAAGGCTGCACCTTCAACACCGGAGGCGCCAGCTAAGACTGCTCGTCCCCGGGTGACTCGTGCTGCTGCTAAGAAGACTGCACCAGAGGTGCCTGCACGATCTCCTGAGGAGCGGAACCAGCGATTCGAGCTAGCCGAACGTCGTGGTCTCAGGCCATCAGAAGCCAACGACTTCGCTGATTCTGAGCACAAGACGCTTGCATCCTGGAGGAAGGCGCACCCAGAGTCGGAGGCTCCAGCCAAGGCCACCCGCCCCCGAGTGACTCGTGCCAGCGCCAAGAAGGCTGCACCGGAGGCTGCCGCTCCTGAAGCTCCGGCCAAGGCTGCTCGTCCTACGTCAAAGCAGGACCTCAGCAAACCTGAGGTTCAGCGTGCTCGGGGAAGCCTGCTTCACCAGGGCGACCGTGACCTCAGCGACGATGCTGTCGCCAAGGAAATGGACCGCATCAAGCGCCAGGACAACGCGGACATCCGTCGCCTGAGGGCCTTGAGGCGGACCCCGCTCGACCAGAACGTTCCTCTTCGGGGAGACCCTCAGGGCGACGGCGGAGTCATGCACGGGGACTCACCGTCCATGCAGCTTGCCCAGAAGCTGGCTCGTCGTGGGGACCGCAATGGCTCCGCGAACAAGATCATGGAGTTGCGGCACAGCTACAGCGGACGCGAGCGCCAGAACGACCCCGACGCTACCCAAAAGGCCGTCCAGGAACTGCGCCTCATGCGGCTGGAGGAGCAGGACCCAGAGGTTCGCAAGCTGTACGACGATGCCATCTCCGAGATGGACGCGGAACCCAAGCCGCTGCCCGATCTGCCTGAAGGCACACCGCAGTCGGCGCGGCAACTGCTCAGCGACCTCAACCGGATCCCACTGGCCCGTCGAGCCGAGTTTGAGGACAACAAGGGAGAACGAATCTCCGCAGTCGACGAACTGGCCCAGGTCTACCGGGACATTGACTCCGGAAAGCTCCAGGGCAGCGGGGACATCGACAACCGGGTTACTCGTATTGTGCGTCGCTACCACGAGAGTCGCGATGGTGCATACCAGATGTGGGACCTCAGCCCCACCGGGAGCGACAAGCAGAGGACTATCAACCGAGATCTTCGGCAGTGGGCTCGTGACCGCGAGGCGGCTGGACCGCACCCATCACCAACCCCTGGCTCTGGTGCACCGAAGGTCTCCGAACCTCGCACCGACATCCCCGACCCCAACGAGCCACGGGTTGTCAAGGCCCAGAAGCGGCTGCAGGCCCGGGAGGCACTTCACCGTCGGTCCACTGCTGATGGATCAGGCGAACTGGCCGACATGCTGAACCAGGTCATCGAGGCCCGCCAGGGCAACGATGATCCAGCAGCCTTCCGTCGGGCTGTACGTCAGCGACTGCTGTCCACGCCCGGAGAGAAAACCGACCCCAAGACCCAGGGCTACGACGACCTTCGTAAGGCTCTGGCCGGGGAGAGCTTCACCAACCCCGAGGAACTGGGTACCCGGCTGCGGCAGGAACTGGCCAAGCGTGGCATCACCATGACCTCGACCCCAGGCGCCCAGACCAGGTTCAACCCGGACCTGCACCGGTCCGTTGGCGGGGACATCCCGGACAACGCTGATGTACAAGTCATTCGTCCTGGCCTGATCTTCACCGACAAGGACGGCACCGTCGTCACGCTCCAGAAGCCTGTCGTCAAGCGCGTGACAGTCGCTCCCGTGGGGTCGATCCATACCCGCACCAGCAAGGGCAAGTTCCGGGACGACAGGTCAGCCATCACCAAGACGCTGGACCGGGCGGTTGACAAGATCTTCGGACCCCCGACCCGTCCGACAGTGAAGCGGGCAGGAGCCAAGGTCACCCCGTCAGGGGCATCGCACCGCAGTACCCAGCGACCATTGACCGGAAAGCCAGTCTTCCTCACCGCAGACCTCTTCGACCGCGACACAGACCCACGCGGCGTTCCCGTTCGCAACTACACCCCAGTTCTCGGTGGCGGCTACACGATCAAGAACGGCACCGCCTGGAGGCGCAACGGCGTCACCTACGTCATCGAGCATGACGAAACCGGCGAGGGCAAGCGGCGTGCCATCGAGGCAGCCAAGGTGCTGGAACATCACCACAGCACCCTTCCTGCAGGGGCACGGAAGTACCAAAAGTCCTATGTCTGGAACAGCGGAAGCAACCCGGAGGACCCCGAGTTCGCGAAGAAGCACGGCGTAGACAAGTTCACGTCAGCAATGACTGCCGGTGGCGGCGAGACCCACATCTGGCAGCCAGGCATCAAGATGACCCCCGAAGGCAGGGTTGATGCTAAGCAACTGCTGAGTGACCTGAACCACGAGTACGGCCACAATGCCGATGTCGACGGCATCAGTGAAACGAAGGAATGGCACGAAGCCGGGCGGAACGCCGACCCGTCGAGGTACATCGACCCGAAAACATGGGTCCCCTTGCGTAGTGGACGGGCCAAGAAAATGGTCCTAAAGCCACAACCAGGGGCTCGTTACCCATACGGCATCACGCCGTATGGAGGTAGCTCCGATGTCGAGGACTTCGCCGAGTCGGTCGATCTGTACCTTCAGGGCCGTATCGGCGCTGGCCAACTACATGATCAACCGGGGCTGTCCTGGCTCTGGTTCCGGGACCTGTTCCCCGAGCGGGCCGCAATCTTGGACAAGCGGTTCCCCGAGGTGGCCCGGCAGCAGCGAGACGAGATTGCCAAGCTGGAGGCAAGTCCTACGAGGAGGAGGGTCCCGACGAGGACGAAGCCCTCATAATGGTGTGCCGCTTGCTGCCGTCGGACATGGTTTGGGTCACCTCGGCGGAGACGGCTTCGTCCTTGTTTTCGACGGCGTTGCCATCGGCGTCGTAGAACACGACTTCCTCGTTGACAACTTTAAGGTCAGCCATGCTCTCAGTATCACACCTTGATCTAACGGGCCGAGTGGCTTACAAAGGAACTAAGCTCCAGAGATCATTGCAGGGAGAGGGCTGATATGTGCAACTGTGGCAAGAGCAGTGGGGCTCCGGCAGAGAGCTACGTGGTCACCAGAAGCAACGGGACTACGCAGGAGCACGCCTCTAAGGTGGCTGCCGACATCGATGTCACCCGCAACGGTGGAACCATAACCGTTAAGAAAAAGTAGCGGCGAAACTGGACATTATCTGATCAAGTCTTTATTATCTTGATCATCCGATAGCTTCAGGGTAGTGCTGAGGGCCTCCTGAGGAGTCAAAAGGCTGTGTGCCTTTTCCCTTCTTCATGTGAGAGGCCCTTTAGTCATGGAATTCGAGATCCCCGAGGCTTCCAGCCTTCCTCGGTTCACGGTCGCGGCTCTTCGTGACCTGGGCCTTGAGGCCGCCGCCACCTATGACGCTATCCGCGAGACCCTGACCCCCGAATCAGCTACCGACGAAGACCTGGACGACCTCGAAGACCTGTCGGCCTTCATGGTCCTGTGCGACGACGAACTGTCCAAGCGCCGTGATCGTGCCGGTCGCTTCAACGCCCTCCCAGCGGCTATGGCCGACGACGAAGACGCTGAGGACGGAGGCGACGACGAGGAAGCAGAAGGCGAAGCTGAGGCCCCTGCGGCTGCCCCAGCTGCCAAGAGCAAGAAGTCGAGCACCAGCTACGCCGCTGACGTAGCCAAGCTCCCCTCGGTCAGCGACATCGCTGCCTCGGGCAACCAGGTCCTTGAGGGTGAGGTCATTACCGGCGAGGACAACAAGCCCCAGTTCCGCATCCTGGCGGCTGCCGACACCGGTTTCTCGGCCGGACAGGAACTGGACGGCTGGCTGGACGTGGCCAAGGCCTTCGTTGCTCGGTCGCGTACCCACGGTGGTGGCACCGCTCAGCAGAGCACCGTCGCCACGATTCGCCGCGAGTTCGGCAGCGACTTCTCCGTCAGCGACGGAGACGACGACGTCACCATCATGCAGAAGATCGACTTCGCCCGGGACGAGAAGCGTCTGCCCGGCGGGTCCCTGCTCGCTGGTGTTGGCTGGTGTGCCCCGTCCGAGACGATCTACACCACCTGCAACCAGATCACGACCGACGGTCTGCTGTCCCTGCCTGAAATCGGTGCCCGTCGTGGCGGCATCCGGCACAACCAGGGCATCCAGTTCGACTCGATCTTCGGCTCGGGCACCGGCTTCAACATCCTGACTGAGGCCCAGGTCATCTCCGACACCACCAAGACCTGTGTCGCCATCCCATGTCCGTCGTTCATCGACGACCGGCTCAAGGTCGCGGCCCTATGCCTCACCGGCGACATCCTGCAGAACCGGGGATACCCCGAGTTCGTCAGCGAGTTCGTTCAGGGCGCCATCGCCGCCCAGGCCCACAACGTCAACCGTCAGATCATCGCTGACATCGTCACCGACTCGGTGGCCGTTGACATGACCGCCTGTGCCCCATGGAACGTGGACCTCTCGGTCGTGTCCCAGGTTCTGTCGGCCGTGGAAGTTGCCACCGTCGACATCCAGTACCGGCTGCGTCTGCAGCGGGATCAGACCCTGGAGGTCGTGTTCCCGTACTGGCTCAAGGCCCAGCTACGGGCTGACTGGATCCGGCGCAACGGCCCCATGGACCCCGACCTGGCCGACAGCCAGATCGAGGCGCTCCTGCGGACCAGGCACGCTCGGCCACAGTGGATCTACGACTGGCAGGACTCCTTCACCAGCACCGGCGTCTCTGGTGGTCCGTTCCCTGGTTCGGACGTTCCGATCTGTGAGCTACCCACCCAGGTCAAGTTCCTGATCTACCCAGCCGGTACCTGGGTCGTGGCTCGCCAGGACGTCATCCGGCTCGACACCATCTACGACAGCGTCAACATCACCACCAACAAGGTGACTCAACTCTTCCTCGAAGACGGCTTCCGAGCTATGAGGTTCTGCCCCGTCTCCAGGGTCTACACGATCAACATCTGCCCAAGCGGTAGCACTGGCGTGCAGCGGATCGTGACCTGCTAGCAGGCATGAGGGGGCTGGGCCAACCGGTCCAGCCCCTCGCTACCTGAGGGAGGTGGGTTCATGGCGAGCTTGACGGGACCGGTTTATGTACCGGCTCCCAATCCCCTCCTGCCCCGGTATGGCCTCTTCCAGGTCGCCACGGGGCCATTGGACCTTCCCATCAATGCCCGTACGGGTGGTCTCCAGTACGAGATCTCGGTCTGCACTCTTCCTAAGGAATACGAGGTTGAGTGCCAGGAGACCCACAACAGCAAGGTCATCAACAGCGGCGTCACAACCGTTACTGGTGCCCCCTTCATCGTCTACTCGGCGATCCAGTGCGACACCGTGGGTCTGGTCAACTGGGGCCAGGAACGGGTGCAGAAGTTCCTCTACGACCAGCTTGTCGCGGGTGAGCAGGCCACCGTCGAGAGCATCTTCTCCCAGGGCCTGGTGGCGCAGACACCCAGCTTGCAAGGCGCCACGAATCTAGGCACAGCCGTCGGCCCAGTGCAGGCCATTGCCAAGCTGGAGTCCTGGCTCTACGCCAGGTACGGCCTCAAGGGCGTTATTCATGCCCCCGTTTTCGCTGCGCCATACCTGAGCGGTTCGCATGCCATCGACCGTGAAGGTCCGTACGGCAGCGAGGAGTGGTACACGGACATGCGCACCTGCGTGTCCCTGGGCAACTACGCCAACATCGGGCCTACGGGTAGTGCTGCTGCCGCCGGAGAGGCCTGGATCTACATCACTGGCGCCGTGGCTATCTGGCGCACTCCGGACAACGACCTCTTCGTTCCCCCCATGGGCCAGGTCATCAACCGGAGCACGAACGTCCTGACCATCGTCATGGAGCGCGAGTACATCGTGACCTACGACTGTTTCGCTGCGGCCGTACTAACAACCTTGAGTACAACGGATCGATAAATGCCACTGATGCGCAACTACACGGAGATCATCGTGGAGGAAGGGCTCCTTCCTCAGATCGTTCGTGAGCTTGTGGATATGGCTATCGATCAGAACCACGTCGAGGTGACCTACGGGGTGGCGGGACGGGTGATTCTGGCTCATCCCGACCTGGCGGAGAAGTGGTACCAGGAGAAAGTCGCTCAAGCAGAAGACCCGCAAGATGTGCCTATTCCGGTTCCTGTTGTAAGGGAGCCAGGACAACCGAGGAACATCGCAGCCTCCGCTTCGAATGGCGAGGAGCCCCCCGATGACTAGCACCTGTTTCACCCCGTTCAAGATTCCTCGGATCCGCGTCACCAAGCTGAACTCCTGCGGCCAGGTGGTGACGGGCTCCTGTTCACAGGTCGTGTCCGACGGAATCATCTCCATCGAGATGACGAAGAACTACGAGGACCGGGAAGAGTTCTTCGTCAAGAACGGTGACGGTCAGTTCTGCGTGCGCGAGACCAACGCTCCGCAGTTGAAGTGGATCGACCTCGTCATCACGATGTGTAACGTCGACCCGGATATCGTCAACCTCGTTGCTGCAGAACCTTTGTACACAGACGACTCTGCTGCCGCAGTAAAGATTGGTTGGTCCACCACCGAGGGTTCAACGGCCAACGTGAACTTCGCCCTCGAAGGGTGGACTCGACTATCTGGCTCCGGAGTCGCGTGTACTGGTGGCACGCAGTACGGATATGTTCTTTTCCCGTGGGTCGTGGAAGGCACCATCGGTGACATGACCCTGGAGAACGGCGTCGCTAACTTCGTCGTCAACGCCCGCACCCACAGCAACTCGCTCTGGGGCGTCGGTCCGTACAACGTTGACCTGTCAGATGCTGCTGGCACACTCAACAACCCAATCCCGATGCTCACGCCAATCCTGAGCACCCAGCATCACCGCATGTTCATCACGCGGCTGGCGCCACCGGCGGCTGCATGTGGCTGTGCAGCGGTGTGACGTGGATGAGGGTTAGTTGGTAGTTGCTTGCGCAAGCAACATCCCTGCTGTCTAGTTGCTTGCGCAAGCAAGGTTGACTTGGTCAATGCTTCGAGACCGGGAGGGGGCCTAGAATGACCATCGGTTCTGGGCCCTGCACCTGGCCCGACCTGACGCAAACCTGCTGCTCAGACTGGGCAGAGTTCAGTCCTGCTGTCACCGGCGCAGCCGTGAACTACGCCACGGCCTTCGTCTGGATGGCCACTGGCAGGCAGTTCGGTCTCTGTGAATTGACGGTGCGTCCCTGCGGTCGCTTCTGCCAGGACTGCCCATCCGGCTGGTTCTACGACGGGTACGGCTCGTTCCAGCCGTACACCTTCAACGGCCAGTGGAAGAACTGCTGGTGTGGCCAGGACTCCGGCTGCTGCACCTGCGACCCCGCGTGCCAGGTGTACCTACCCGGCCCAGTGAACTCTATTGTGCGAGTAACTGTTGATGGCGCAACTTTACCGGCAACAGGAAGTTACTTCGTCCTCGACCAGATGTGGTTGGTCCGAACTGACACCACGGCGTGCTGGCCGACGTGCTCGGACCAGAGCCTGTACCCGGGCGACCCCAATGCGTTCGAGGTGACGTACCTGCGTGGTCGCGAGGTGCCACTTGCGCTTGCGCAAGCAACTAGTGGCCTTGCTTGTGAGTTCGCGCGAGCGTGTCTGGGCTTGCCGTGTCGTCTGCCGAGCAGGATCACCTCTCTGTCACGACAGGGAGTGACGGTCTCCTTCGCTGACATCTCCGATGTGCTGAAGAACGGCCTGAGTGGGCTCTGGGAATTGGACCAGTTAATCATGGCCTACAACCCCTACGGCATCAAAGGCCAGACCCGGATGTACTCGCCGGACCTGCAGGTGCCGCGCCAAGTCACATGGCCGTAGGCGGAGCCATGACCGGTCCCATTGTCAGGCTCGATGACATCGCCACACTGCTGCTCAGTTGCCTGTGTCAGGCGGTCAGCGGCAACGCAAACCCACCCCTGAACTGCTGCCTGCGCGTGGGCGACCAAGTGACCCACGACGTGGACATCACCACCGACCTCTGCTGCGAGGGCCTGGCCTACGTCAGCGTGGGTGACATCTTCCCGGTCGTGGACAGCTTCCCCGAGCAGAGCATCGTGTCTCAGGCTAACCAGAAGTGCTCCTTCCCGTCCTGGGCCGTGAACCTCAAGATGGGCATTATCCGATGTGCCCCGCTTGGTACCAATACCATGATGCCCACGTGCGCCGACTGGACCGAGGCGGCGTTCCAGAACCTGATAGATGCCCAGTCGCTGGCCACTGCCGCGTGCTGCTTCAAGGAGAACTGGCTGATCCTGGAGCCTGGATTCAACGTCGTCATTGGCGTGAACAACACGCCCACGCCTAATGGCGGATGCATGGAGCGCTCGATCTCGCTCATTGCCCAGGCTGCCGCCTGCCCGGAGTGCTGAGTTGGCGACCGTTCGCATCTTTCACGCTCGCCTAGCGTTCCAGACCAACCGCATGGCGAATCGGTTCGTCAATCGGGTCCTGGACGAAATGCTGGTCGAGTCTAAGGCTATTGCCGCCATAGGCCCGTACACCAGGGGAAACCTCGCCCGGAGCCTCCGCAAGGTGGGTCCCAACGCAGTAGGCACCCTCATCCAGGGCCAAATCACCACCCATCTTTCCTACGCCAAGGCCGTGGAATCAGGTGCCAAGATCCACAACATCTTCCCTAGGGGAGCACCTCACGTCTACCGGTTCGGAAAGGTGCGTCGCCCAGCCCTCAAGTTCGAGTGGCACGGACGCACGGTCTACGCCAACCAAATCCCCATGGCAGCAAGCACGATTGCCATATCCCATCCCGGCCAGAAGGCGAAGCATTACCTTCTCACGCCACTCAAGCATGCTGCCGTGCGCCACAGGCTCAGGATTGTCGTGTACGAGATCTAAAGCATCTAGTATCTCGGCATGACTAACCCAGACCCTGGACGAGAGACCCGCATCGTTCCTGTACAAGGACGCAACATCGTCATCAGGCAACTGGTTGACGCTCAGATGATGCTGCTCAACCGTGGCGCCCGGCTACTGCAGCGCGATGACATCGACAGGGCCAGCAAGCTGGCCACGGTGGACCGCATGTTCACGATCCTGGAATCCGTGATTGTGCAGCCCGAGGACAAAGAGTTCCTGGAAAACCTCATGGCCGAGGGCACGCTGAGCCTTAGCGATCTGACGAGCTTCGTCAGCGCCTTCAACGAGGATCAGTCGGACGAGAAGCCAAAGGTCCGTCGTGGCCGTCCGGCGATCAAGCGCAGCTAGATCATCTGTTCCATCCGCTGAAGAGGGCAGGGTCCAGGTCCCAAGGCTGAACGCGGACCCGGTGTGGTCCTTGCGGCCGTGGCCTATCGAGATTGAGGTAGCTGGGACGGCTATCGAAGTGCCTCCCATGTGCGCCACGGATTGGCTCTGCTATCTGATGCAAGCCGAACCTGATGTCGACACTCTCATCAGCGA